GTTATTTGGTTATTTGGTTAATTGGTTTATTGGTTTATTGGTTAATTGGTTTATTGGTTAATTGGTTAATTGGTTTATTGGTTTATTGGTTTATTGGTTCATTGGTTATTTGGTTTATTGGTTTATTGGTTATTTGGTTTATTGGTTTATTGGTTTATTGGTTTATTGGTTAATTGGTTAATTGGTTAATTGGTTTATTTGGTTATTTGGTTATTTGGTTAATTGGTTTATTGGTTAATTGGTTAATTGGTTTATTGGTTTATTGGTTTATTGGTTTATTGGTTAATTGGTTAATTGGTTTATTGGTTAATTGGTTTATTGGTTAATAATTCCTAATTTATAATTTATAATTTATAATATATAATATATAATTTATAATTTATAATATATAATGAATATTTCTAATAAATATGAAAATATAATGGATATTTCTGATAAATATGAAAAAAAAATCAAACTACAAAATGCATTTAATTCAATGGAATTACCAGATCAGATTGATTATGATGATAATGATTTAATGCAATCTAATAAAATAGAGGATATAGTAAATCCAATATCAAATAAAAGAATAGTAAAAGAACGTAAAACTGTTTTTACGGTTAATAGTATTAATCGGGATGAATATATAAATATAACATTAGAAAAAAATGTATTAACTGGTTTATATTCTAGTGATACTTTGGATGCTTCTGATAATTTAATAACAATAATTTATACTGCAGATATATTAAATAATTTATTTATAGCAACAGGAGACGATATAATAAGGCCGTATTATCAAGATGGGGATTTAATAAAGAAACGTATTTATAAATACAAAGATCCGAGTAAATATACGGTTGAATTATCTAAAAAATATATAAATATAAAAAGTTTAAGGTTGCTATCGGTAGAAATTCCAAATACAATAAATAATATTACTGAATTTAATAATATAATAATGATTGATATTATTGATAATAATACCAATAATTCTATTCCATTAAAACCAGGTAAATCGCCAGTTAATTATATAATTTTACAATTAGATATTGGCCATTATAATATAGAAGATTTAATATTAAAAATGAATACTAAAATTAATACAATTGTAAATGATTATAATGATTTAGGATTAACAAATATTTTTGAAATAACGTATGATAATTCTTCTGGTAGAATAGATATTAATTTAGTAAATTATGCGCCATATAATTTAGCATTTCATTTAAAATTTTGGTTTAGTGATAAACAAACGGAATATTTAGATTTATGGTATATGTTAGGATTTTCTTATTATCATGAATTAAATAGTGATGGTAGTGATAAATATGTTATTACTAGAAATAATTTATTTAATTATGGTAATAATAGTTTATTAAATTTCAATAGACCAGAATTTAATATTTTAAAACCGTATAAATGGCCAAATTTAAATCCGGTCGATTATATTTATTTAATTATTAAAAATATTAATTATAATATTATTGATAATAATAAACATATTGATAATATTTTTGGCAAAATTATATTTAATGTTCCATATGGCGAATTTACTACTTCATTTGTTAATACACCAGTTATTTTTGATACAACTTTAATAAGTTTACATGATTTACATATAGAATGGCGCGATTATTGTGGTAATCTAGTAAATTTTCAAAATAATAATCATTCTTTGACGTTTGAAATTATTGAATATATAGATGAATTAGAAGAAACCAATATGAATACCCGCAGGGGTATTTATGATAAACAATATTATCCTTCTATTATAAAAAATAATTAATTTATATATAGAGAACGAAAATTAATAAATTGAAAATATATTATATATTAATATATATAATATATAATAAATAATATGTTAAATGCTATTAATTTTTGTCCTTCATGCAATACTGTTTTATCTTATGATAAAAATGAATATTCAAAATTAATATTAATTTGCAAAAGATGTAATTATAAAAATGAAAAAGATATTAAAATGCGTATTGAAAAATTAAACAATGAAAAAACCAATATTATTAAATATGCATTACCAAACATTTATACAAAGTATGATACAACATTATTAAAAACAACAAAAATATCTTGTATTAATCCAGAATGCAAATCTAATACAAATCCATTAGATATTGATAATTTACCAGAAATATTGTTAACAAATAAATCCAATATTAATAGAATTATGAATTTAACTTGTGTTCAATGTAATACTTCTTGGAATATTAAATGATATATTTGTAATATTAATAATGATAAATAATAAATATATATTAAATAATATAATAATAAATATATTAATAATATATTTAATAAATAATATATATAAATATAATATATAATGTCATTTAAAGCATATCCAGAAATAAAATCAGATATATTTTATGATGATATTTATGCAAAAAAAGAGTTTTTTAAAACTCGTTTTGAATCTAATTTTTTAAATAGGAATCCATATGAAGTATGCACCAAAGGTGAATTTAAATTAGAAAAACAACAAGAATTTGTAAGAAATTTTATTTCCTTTGAAACACCCTATAATGGCATTTTATTATTTCATGGCACGGGTGTAGGTAAAACATGTGCTGCAATTAGTATTACAGAAGGTCTAAGAGATTATGTATATAAAATGCAAAAGAAAATTTATATTATTGCTGCTGATGAACCTAAAAAGAATTTTTATGCAGAATTATTTAGTGCTAAAAGGGCAAAATTAGAACACGATAAACATAGTGCACCGGGGTCTTATCAATGCGCGGGAAATAGATATCATATATCAGAAAACGATGTTCCAGATGATGAATTAAGAATGAAAAAAATTAAAACAAATATTCATAAATATTATGAATTTATTGGTCAAAATGAATTTACTAATATTATTGATGTTAGATTAGCCGATGATCAAGGTTTTTCTAAAGAAGATATTGCACGTAAATTTATGAATAGTGTTATTGTTGTAGATGAAGCGCATGGTATAACAGGCAAAGATAAACGTGATTCTAAAGGGAGAGCTGATAAAAAAGTTGAATCTTCCATATCAGAATCTGAGTATTATGACGATGACGATGAGGATTCAAATGAATATAATGAAGATGATATAATATATAAGAATAAATTAAAACGTAAATCGCGCATATCAAAACGGACTTTATTACATGTTTTATTAGATTTGGTAGCGGAATGTAGAAAATTAGGTGGTAATTTGAAATTAATATTATTATCGGCAACACCAATGAAAGATTCCCAAGAAGAATTAGGAGATTTATTAGAATTATTAAATTTAAATGATGGAGTTAAAATTGATCGTAAGAAATTATTTCCAAAAGGCGAAGAAGTAAATGAGGAATATTTATTTAAAGTTTCAAAAGGATATATTTCTTATGTTCGTGGCAATAATCCTATAAGTTTTCCCATAGGGATTGATCCGCCTCAAGAGTTTTTATATGAGCCAAGGCCATTATTTAGTTATTATGGAGATAATACGGAACAAATTTATAATGAATTTATAAATTATTTAGATCCGGAAAAGAAACATATATTAAAATTTAATTTATATAGATGTCATATGAGTATTTATCAATTTAAAATATTTTTAGTAACTAAAAATTTAGTTGATACTGCTAATAAAAATGATAAACAATGTTCCGGATTTGTCTATCCTAATAAGGATATTATTCAAATTTTATATGAAAACTATTTCCCGCCTTTGGCAAATATAAAAAATTATACTGGTGTTGCCGGATTTAAAAGATGTTTTAAAGAAAATATTATATCAAATGAAGTTGATGCCAATGGCAAAATAAAAAAAGAAAAACAATATGAATTAAAAAAAGAAATAATTGAAAGTTATGGATATTTTCTAATGTTAAAAAATACTAAATTTGCAGCTTATAGTTTAGATGTTTTTTCGGCCAAATTTGCCGCGGTTATTAAAAATATCAATAATGTTAATGGTATTTGTTATTGTTATTGCGAATATGATTTAGCCAGTGCAGTTATTTTTTCTTTATGTTTAGAAGCCAACGGATTTATTAAATATGATAGCAAAATTGTTTATGATAAAAATGGCCTTCCAGCCAATTTAGATACAATTAAAACAGCTAAAATGTTAAATCTAAATATTCCTAATAATTTTAGATGTGCAGTATGCGGACTTTTATTTCTAGAATGCCAAAAAGCAGGTTTACATAAATTTAAACAGGCTACTTATATTATTAAAACTGGTGTGCATGGATCCAAAGATGATATTGATAATTTAAGAAATGAAAAAAATAAATATGGCCATATGATTAAAGTTTTAGTAGGATCTAAAGTCACTGGAGAAGGAATTGATTTACAATGGATTAGGCAAATTCATATTATAGATCCATGGCATAACAATACAAGAATTTATCAAATTATTGGTCGTGGTATTCGTAATTGTTCGCATATTGAATTGAATGAAAATGAAAGAAATGTGATGATATTTAAATATTCTGCTACAACTCCGGAATTATATATTAATATTAACAATAATTATGAATTAATTTCAAATGTATATAATTATTCTAATTATGATACTACATTTACAGAAGTATTTACCAAAGCAATTTTTGATAATAAAATAAATTATAATAAAACACCCTATAATTATGGATTAACCTTTCGTAATTTTTTAACTGCAACTTCTGACGAAATTATTTATAAACGTATTATTAATAAGGATTTAAAGATTAAAAAAATTGAAAGAATATTAAAAGCTTCGGCTATTGATTGTGAATTAAATAAAAATGCTAATAATTATTGGGGTATTGATAAGGATTATTCTAGAGAATGCGATTATGATAAATGTAATTATACATGTTTAGGATATAAAAATCCAATTAAATATATTGATATATATATTGATCTAATAAGAAATATAATTAAATCTAAATATTTCTTTGGAACAGATACCGAATTTAATTATATTAATGATAAAGATAAAATTATTGTAATTTTGAAACATTTTAAAACTATTTATTTTAATGAACAAACTACAATTAATGAATTAATTGATAAATTAAAAAGTTATATTGTTAACAAAGGAGCACGATATGATCTTAAAAAAAAAATATATATTTATGAAAATCCTTTAATTGAAACCGATATTAGCACCTATAATATTCATTTTGCACAACCTCAAATAGATAAAGCCCTTCTTTATATTCATAAATTATTCCAACATAATATTATTCTTACAGAAAAAAATATTATTGATTTAGTTATTGATCAAGATTCATTAATTGATGTAGAATTTATAAGGTCGGCATTAGATCAAATGGTAGGTAAATTGCCAGATATTGAGCCAAAAGAAATGCGAGATAAATATAATAGACCGGGATATATTTTATATGTTAATGGATATTATATCTTTCACCCTAGTGAAATTAAAAATAAAAAGATTCCAATTTATTACAAAAATACTCCTTTAAAGAAAAAAAAAGATTATATTGATTTAAATGATTTAATACAAAATTCAATTTTTGAAGTTAAAAATACAATTGTTAATGTTAGAGAAAATATTGTTTTACAAATGTTAAGCGATTTTAAAAAAATATTGAAACCTAGCAAAAAGAAAACTTCTAATCATGATTTAAAAAAATTAATTAGAATTGCAGAAATTAGAAAAAAATTAGATACCGATTATACTTTGGAAGAACAAGAAGAATTTTATAAATATATTGTTCGCGAATTAGTTTTGTTTGATAATAAAAATTCAGTGTCTAAATATTCCAGTAGCGAATCTTCCGATAAATATTTAAATTTATCTTTTTCACAATCTGATATTAGTTTAGAAAATAATACCCCAAAATATAATATTAATGATAGCACTAAATTATTAAAAGATTTAGTTGATATTTTAACTGATTATTATGTCCATTTATTCCTAATTTATGTTGATAAAGGCGAAGAACTTTATTTATTTTTTAATCATAAATATGCAACTAAACTAGATAGAAAAAAAGCCGTATGGATTGATAAAATCATTTTTGATGATAATGATTCAGTCATTAAACATTATAATTCGGAACCTCAAATTCAAGTAAATAATAAAATTGATGGCTTTTATGGGTTTATTTCTACTTCTTATACCAAAAATCCCCGGAAAAAATTTATTATTAATGATGAAACACTTAATTATTCAAAAACTCAAGATGCCATTGCACGGTTAAATACTTATATTAAAAATTTTGAAGACTTAAATAATCTTAAATTCAAATTTAATAATAAAACCAAAGAAAATATCAAAAATACTTTTGCTGGTAATTTATCCAAAAAATCTTTTAAAAGTGGCATAAATTGTATGAATAATACAATTGAAGCCAAAGAATTATTAACTCTTTTAGAAGAGTTATTTAATAATAATGATTTAATTTTTGGTGATTATCATATTAAATATAATGATCTTATTTATAAATTATATAACAAAGATGAATGCGAAAAAATAGCTTTGTTGTTAAAAATTCTTGATATTATCAAATTTAATAATGTTAGATGGTTTTTATCCCCTTTTGAAACCGAATATTTTAAACCTTTAATTACCTAATTTAAAATTGATTATTTATTTATTTATTAATAGTATTAATAGTATTAATTAAGTTAAAACTATCTAATTCTTATGTGCAACATTCATAGGAAGTGTTTAATAGATCTTGAAGCTTCTAAAAGATGTTCATATGTTAGATTATTAAAACATTTAGAAAAGGAAGCTTTTATTACTGCTAGCTTAAAAAGAATGTTAAGATCAGATTATAAAATTTTATCTGATTGGACTGCAAAAGAAATTAATTATATTTTTTCTATCTTATTAGAATGTGATGTGAAAAAAGTTAGTTCAAATGTTAATAGTATTAATGAATTAATACTATTATCAATTGATGAATTATTAGTAATTTTGAAAACTTTTGATATTAGTGATAGTTTTCAAACTAGACTTTATGATTTTATTTTAACTATAAAACAATATATAGACTAAAATATTTCGTTATTTAGTTAATTAGTTATTTTCGTTATTTCTTTGTATTTATAAATTAATTAATTTTATATATTATATTATAAATAATAAATAATAATATTTATATAAATATTATTATTTATTATTTATAATATAATATATAAAATTAATTAATTTATAAATACAAAGAAATAACGAAAATAACTAATTAACTAAATAACGAAATATTTTAGTCTATATATTGTTTTATAGTTAAAATAAAATCATAAAGTCTAGTTTGAAAACTATCACTAATATCAAAAGTTTTCAAAATTACTAATAATTCATCAATTGATAATAGTATTAATTCATTAATACTATTAACATTTGAACTAACTTTTTTCACATCACATTCTAATAAGATAGAAAAAATATAATTAATTTCTTTTGCAGTCCAATCAGATAAAATTTTATAATCTGATCTTAACATTCTTTTTAAGCTAGCAGTAATAAAAGCTTCCTTTTCTAAATGTTTTAATAATCTAACATATGAACATCTTTTAGAAGCTTCAAGATCTATTAAACACTTCCTATGAATGTTGCACATAAGAATTAGATAGTTTTAACTTAATTAATACTATTAATACTATTAATAAATAAATAAATAATCAATTTTAAATTAGGTAATTAAAGGTTTAAAATATTCGGTTTCAAAAGGGGATAAAAACCATCTAACATTATTAAATTTGATAATATCAAGAATTTTTAACAACAAAGCTATTTTTTCGCATTCATCTTTGTTATATAATTTATAAATAAGATCATTATATTTAATATGATAATCACCAAAAATTAAATCATTATTATTAAATAACTCTTCTAAAAGAGTTAATAATTCTTTGGCTTCAATTGTATTATTCATACAATTTATGCCACTTTTAAAAGATTTTTTGGATAAATTACCAGCAAAAGTATTTTTGATATTTTCTTTGGTTTTATTATTAAATTTGAATTTAAGATTATTTAAGTCTTCAAAATTTTTAATATAAGTATTTAACCGTGCAATGGCATCTTGAGTTTTTGAATAATTAAGTGTTTCATCATTAATAATAAATTTTTTCCGGGGATTTTTGGTATAAGAAGTAGAAATAAACCCATAAAAGCCATCAATTTTATTATTTACTTGAATTTGAGGTTCCGAATTATAATGTTTAATGACTGAATCATTATCATCAAAAATGATTTTATCAATCCATACGGCTTTTTTTCTATCTAGTTTAGTTGCATATTTATGATTAAAAAATAAATAAAGTTCTTCGCCTTTATCAACATAAATTAGGAATAAATGGACATAATAATCAGTTAAAATATCAACTAAATCTTTTAATAATTTAGTGCTATCATTAATATTATATTTTGGGGTATTATTTTCTAAACTAATATCAGATTGTGAAAAAGATAAATTTAAATATTTATCGGAAGATTCGCTACTGGAATATTTAGACACTGAATTTTTATTATCAAACAAAACTAATTCGCGAACAATATATTTATAAAATTCTTCTTGTTCTTCCAAAGTATAATCGGTATCTAATTTTTTTCTAATTTCTGCAATTCTAATTAATTTTTTTAAATCATGATTAGAAGTTTTCTTTTTGCTAGGTTTCAATATTTTTTTAAAATCGCTTAACATTTGTAAAACAATATTTTCTCTAACATTAACAATTGTATTTTTAACTTCAAAAATTGAATTTTGTATTAAATCATTTAAATCAATATAATCTTTTTTTTTCTTTAAAGGAGTATTTTTGTAATAAATTGGAATCTTTTTATTTTTAATTTCACTAGGGTGAAAGATATAATATCCATTAACATATAAAATATATCCCGGTCTATTATATTTATCTCGCATTTCTTTTGGCTCAATATCTGGCAATTTACCTACCATTTGATCTAATGCCGACCTTATAAATTCTACATCAATTAATGAATCTTGATCAATAACTAAATCAATAATATTTTTTTCTGTAAGAATAATATTATGTTGGAATAATTTATGAATATAAAGAAGGGCTTTATCTATTTGAGGTTGTGCAAAATGAATATTATAGGTGCTAATATCGGTTTCAATTAAAGGATTTTCATAAATATATATTTTTTTTTTAAGATCATATCGTGCTCCTTTGTTAACAATATAACTTTTTAATTTATCAATTAATTCATTAATTGTAGTTTGTTCATTAAAATAAATAGTTTTAAAATGTTTCAAAATTACAATAATTTTATCTTTATCATTAATATAATTAAATTCGGTATCTGTTCCAAAGAAATATTTAGATTTAATTATATTTCTTATTAGATCAATATATATATCAATATATTTAATTGGATTTTTATATCCTAAACATGTATAATTACATTTATCATAATCGCATTCTCTAGAATAATCCTTATCAATACCCCAATAATTATTAGCATTTTTATTTAATTCACAATCAATAGCCGAAGCTTTTAATATTCTTTCAATTTTTTTAATCTTTAAATCCTTATTAATAATACGTTTATAAATAATTTCGTCAGAAGTTGCAGTTAAAAAATTACGAAAGGTTAATCCATAATTATAGGGTGTTTTATTATAATTTATTTTATTATCAAAAATTGCTTTGGTAAATACTTCTGTAAATGTAGTATCATAATTAGAATAATTATATACATTTGAAATTAATTCATAATTATTGTTAATATTAATATATAATTCCGGAGTTGTAGCAGAATATTTAAATATCATCACATTTCTTTCATTTTCATTCAATTCAATATGCGAACAATTACGAATACCACGACCAATAATTTGATAAATTCTTGTATTGTTATGCCATGGATCTATAATATGAATTTGCCTAATCCATTGTAAATCAATTCCTTCTCCAGTGACTTTAGATCCTACTAAAACTTTAATCATATGGCCATATTTATTTTTTTCATTTCTTAAATTATCAATATCATCTTTGGATCCATGCACACCAGTTTTAATAATATAAGTAGCCTGTTTAAATTTATGTAAACCTGCTTTTTGGCATTCTAGAAATAAAAGTCCGCATACTGCACATCTAAAATTATTAGGAATATTTAGATTTAACATTTTAGCTGTTTTAATTGTATCTAAATTGGCTGGAAGGCCATTTTTATCATAAACAATTTTGCTATCATATTTAATAAATCCGTTGGCTTCTAAACATAAAGAAAAAATAACTGCACTGGCTAAATCATATTCGCAATAACAATAACAAATACCATTAACATTATTGATATTTTTAATAACCGCGGCAAATTTGGCCGAAAAAACATCTAAACTATAAGCTGCAAATTTAGTATTTTTTAACATTAGAAAATATCCATAACTTTCAATTATTTCTTTTTTTAATTCATATTGTTTTTCTTTTTTTATTTTGCCATTGGCATCAACTTCATTTGATATAATATTTTCTTTAAAACATCTTTTAAATCCGGCAACACCAGTATAATTTTTTATATTTGCCAAAGGCGGGAAATAGTTTTCATATAAAATTTGAATAATATCCTTATTAGGATAGACAAATCCGGAACATTGTTTATCATTTTTATTAGCAGTATCAACTAAATTTTTAGTTACTAAAAATATTTTAAATTGATAAATACTCATATGACATCTATATAAATTAAATTTTAATATATGTTTCTTTTCCGGATCTAAATAATTTATAAATTCATTATAAATTTGTTCCGTATTATCTCCATAATAACTAAATAATGGCCTTGGCTCATATAAAAACTCTTGAGGCGGATCAATCCCTATGGGAAAACTTATAGGATTATTGCCACGAACATAAGAAATATATCCTTTTGAAACTTTAAATAAATATTCCTCATTTACTTCTTCGCCTTTTGGAAATAATTTCTTACGATCAATTTTAACTCCATCATTTAAATTTAATAATTCTAATAAATCTCCTAATTCTTCTTGGGAATCTTTCATTGGTGTTGCCGATAATAATATTAATTTCAAATTACCACCTAATTTTCTACATTCCGCTACCAAATCTAATAAAACATGTAATAAAGTCCGTTTTGATATGCGCGATTTACGTTTTAATTTATTCTTATATATTATATCATCTTCATTATATTCATTTGAATCCTCATCGTCATCGTCATAATACTCAGATTCTGATATGGAAGATTCAACTTTTTTATCAGCTCTCCCTTTAGAATCACGTTTATCTTTGCCTGTTATACCATGCGCTTCATCTACAACAATAACACTATTCATAAATTTACGTGCAATATCTTCTTTAGAAAAACCTTGATCATCGGCTAATCTAACATCAATAATATTAGTAAATTCATTTTGACCAATAAATTCATAATATTTATGAATATTTGTTTTAATTTTTTTCATTCTTAATTCATCATCTGGAACATCGTTTTCTGATATATGATATCTATTTCCCGCGCATTGATAAGACCCCGGTGCACTATGTTTATCGTGTTCTAATTTTGCCCTTTTAGCACTAAATAATTCTGCATAAAAATTCTTTTTAGGTTCATCAGCAGCAATAATATAAATTTTCTTTTGCATTTTATATACATAATCTCTTAGACCTTCTGTAATACTAATTGCAGCACATGTTTTACCTACACCCGTGCCATGAAATAATAAAATGCCATTATAGGGTGTTTCAAAGGAAATAAAATTTCTTACAAATTCTTGTTGTTTTTCTAATTTAAATTCACCTTTGGTGCATACTTCATATGGATTCCTATTTAAAAAATTAGATTCAAAACGAGTTTTAAAAAACTCTTTTTTTGCATAAATATCATCATAAAATATATCTGATTTTATTTCTGGATATGCTTTAAATGACATTATATATTATATTTATATATATTATTTATTAAATATATTATTAATATATTTATTATTATATTATTTAATATATATTTATTATTTATCATTATTAATATTACAAATATATCATTTAATATTCCAAGAAGTATTACATTGAACACAAGTTAAATTCATAATTCTATTAATATTGGATTTATTTGTTAACAATATTTCTGGTAAATTATCAATATCTAATGGATTTGTATTAGATTTGCATTCTGGATTAATACAAGATATTTTTGTTGTTTTTAATAATGTTGTATCATACTTTGTATAAATGTTTGGTAATGCATATTTAATAATATTGGTTTTTTCATTGTTTAATTTTTCAATACGCATTTTAATATCTTTTTCATTTTTATAATTACATCTTTTGCAAATTAATATTAATTTTGAATATTCATTTTTATCATAAGATAAAACAGTATTGCATGAAGGACAAAAATTAATAGCATTTAACATATTATTTATTATATATTATATATATTAATATATAATATATTTTCAATTTATTAATTTTCGTTCTCTATATATAAATTAATTATTTTTTATAATAGAAGGATAATATTGTTTATCATAAATACCCCTGCGGGTATTCATATTGGTTTCTTCTAATTCATCTATATATTCAATAATTTCAAACGTCAAAGAATGATTATTATTTTGAAAATTTACTAGATTACCACAATAATCGCGCCATTCTATATGTAAATCATGTAAACTTATTAAAGTTGTATCAAAAATAACTGGTGTATTAACAAATGAAGTAGTAAATTCGCCATATGGAACATTAAATATAATTTTGCCAAAAATATTATCAATATGTTTATTATTATCAATAATATTATAATTAATATTTTTAATAATTAAATAAATATAATCGACCGGATTTAAATTTGGCCATTTATACGGTTTTAAAATATTAAATTCTGGTCTATTGAAATTTAATAAACTATTATTACCATAATTAAATAAATTATTTCTAGTAATAACATATTTATCACTACCATCACTATTTAATTCATGATAATAAGAAAATCCTAACATATACCATAAATCTAAATATTCCGTTTGTTTATCACTAAACCAAAATTTTAAATGAAATGCTAAATTATATGGCGCATAATTTACTAAATTAATATCTATTCTACCAGAAGAATTATCATACGTTATTTCAAAAATATTTGTTAATCCTAAATCATTATAATCATTTACAATTGTATTAATTTTAGTATTCATTTTTAATATTAAATCTTCTATATTATAATGGCCAATATCTAATTGTAAAATTATATAATTAACTGGCGATTTACCTGGTTTTAATGGAATAGAATTATTGGTATTATTATCAATAATATCAATCATTATTATATTATTAAATTCAGTAATATTATTTATTGTATTTGGAATTTCTACCGATAGCAACCTTAAACTTTTTATATTTATATATTTTTTAGATAATTCAACCGTATATTTACTCGGATCTTTGTATTTATAAATACGTTTCTTTATTAAATCCCCATCTTGATAATACGGCCTTATTATATCGTCTCCTGTTGCTATAAATAAATTATTTAATATATCTGCAGTATAAATTATTGTTATTAAATTATCAGAAGCATCCAAAGTATCACTAGAATATAAACCAGTTAATACATTTTTTTCTAATGTTATATTTATATATTCATCCCGATTAATACTATTAACCGTAAAAACAGTTTTACGTTCTTTTACTATTCTTTTATTTGATATTGGATTTACTATATCCTCTATTTTATTAGATTGCATTAAATCATTATCATCATAATCAATCTGATCTGGTAATTCCATTGAATTAAATGCATTTTGTAGTTTGATTTTTTTTTCATATTTATCAGAAATATCCATTATATTTTCATATTTATTAGAAATATTCATTATATATTATAAATTATAAATTATATATTATATATTATAAATTATAAATTATAAATTAGGAATTATTAACCAATAAACCAATTAACCAATAAACCAATTAACCAATTAACCAATAAACCAATAAACCAATAAACCAATAAACCAATTAACCAATTAACCAATAAACCAATTAACCAAATAACCAAATAACCAAATAAACCAATTAACCAATTAACCAATTAACCAATAAACCAATAAACCAATAAACCAATAAACCAAATAACCAATAAACCAATAAACCAAATAACCAATGAACCAATAAACCAATAAACCAATAAACCAATTAACCAATTAACCAATAAACCAATTAACCAATAAACCAATAAACCAATTAACCAAATAACCAAATAAC